GATAATGGTGGTGGCATGTCTAAGGATATGGCAGGATTGCTTGGTAACTCTATTAAAGCAGCCGTAACACAAGAGCTAATTAAACAATCTAGACCAGGAGGCCTATTGGCAAGATAATGGCAGAATTCACATGGCTACCTTCTAGAGGTTTTACCACGGATATTACTCCAAGAGTAACCATCGCTAAATTCGGCGATGGTTACTCTCAGCGAGTACCGGACGGTATTAATAACCTCGACCAGTCTTGGAACCTGGCGTTCCAATCCCACGATCTTACAACTATTTCAGAGATTGAGTCCTTTATAGTAACTAGACAAGGCGCAAACTCTTTTACATGGTTACCACCAGGTGAGTCTACTGAGGTACGTGTAATATGTAATAAATGGTCTAAGGTGTATGATTCTCATATATCTGCTACCTTAAACCTAACTTTTGAACGTTTTTACGGAAATGTATAATGTCCCTAGAGAGAGATATACAACTACTAAACCCTTCCGCAGTAGTAGACTTATTCGTACTAGATACTACTAATCTAGGCGGGGAGTTGTACTACTTTCATGGGGGATGTAACGAACTTGGTAATGATATAGTTTGGCAAGGTACTACGTATACTAGATATCCGATAGAGGCCGAAGGCTTTGAATGGACTAGTTCAGGTACCTTGCCAAGACCAACACTAAGAGCAGCAAATATAACAGGCGTAATGAGTGTACTAGCAAAGACATATGGAGATCTAGTTGGCTCCATACTAATACGTAAGCGTACTTTTATGAAGTACCTTGATGCAGTTAACTTTACTTCAGGAAATCCATTAGCAGACCCCAATGTACATTTTCCAGATGAAATCTGGACTGTGGATAGAAAGGCAGCAGAAAATGGCGTATTTATAGAGTTTGAGTTAAGTGCTGCATTTGACATATCTGGAGTTATGCTACCAAGACGCCAATGTATTCAGAACATGTGTACGTGGAAATATAGAGGTCCTGAGTGCGGGTACACTGGGCTGAACTACTATGATAAATTTGACCAGCCAGTAGGGTCTCTAGCGCAGGACGTCTGTGCTAAGAAGTTAAGCTCTTGTGAGGTACGCTTCGGAGTTAATAACCCACTACCTTACGGTGGCTTCCCAGGGGTGGGCCTAATAAGATGATAGACTATACTAGTATACTAGATGATATACGAGGCCATGTATCTTCCGTATATCCTGAAGAGGCTTGTGGTATTGCAATTGTATTTAAGGGTAAATTAAAATATGTACCTTGTAATAACATAGCAGCTAATAAGACTCAAAACTTTATAATGGATCCGAATAGTTGGGTATACGCTGAGGATATGGGTACACCAGTACTTATAGTACACTCACACCCTAATATACCTCCTAACCCCTCTCAAGCAGATAGGGTTAGTTGTGAACGTTCTGGACTTCCATGGTTAATAATAAATTGGCCAGTAGGCAATACACACTATCTAGAGCCTACAGGATACGTGGCTCCGTTAGAGGGTAGACAATTCTCTCATGGAATACTCGACTGCTTCACCATAATACAGGACTACTATAAAGAAGTATTGGGTATTTCTTTAGATACTCCTGTTCGTGAGGAAAATTGGTGGAGCAAAGGTCATAATCTATATCTAGACAATGCGGAAGCTTGGGGCTTTATAAAAGTCGATAAGCCAAAGAAGCACGATATATTATTAATGAATATATATTCTAACGTACCTAATCACGGAGCTATCTGGGTAGAAGATGGCCTAATTCTACATCACCAAACAAATAGACTATCTAGTAAAGATGTATACGGTGGGTACTACCAGAAGGTTACTACACACTTCTTCAGACATAAGGACTTATTATGATGTTAATTATGCTATATGGGGCTTTAGGTAAAAAGTACGGAAAGGTACATAAATATCAAGTAGCCTCTGTAGCAGAGGCTATTCAAGCCCTTATTCATACTGTGCCAGGATTTAAGAAGGATCTTGCAGAAGGCAGTTTCAAGATTCTAAGAGGTGGAAAAGATCCAGTAGTTATAGATACAATACATCATCCTCAATCAACTAAGGAAAGTATAAGAATAGTACCAGTATTAGATGGTGCAGGTGGAGGGGGTATTGGTAGTATTATACTTGGAGCAGTTCTCATATTTGCAACAGGACCTATGGGTCTAGGGTTGTGGGGGGCTGGAGCAGCTACTACAGGTTTCGCAGCTTTTGCTGGGAAGGTAGCATTTTCCTTTGGGGTATCATTAATAGTGGGAGGTATCTCACAACTACTATTCTCACCACCGGATGTAAAAACAGATTCTAGAGATCCAGTAGAGAATAGACCTTCCTATAGCTTTAATGGGGCGGTTAACTCTATTGCTCAAGGCAATCCAGTACCAGTGTGTTATGGAAGATTAAGAGTAGGCTCACAGGTTATTAGTGCTGCACTAACCACTGAAGAGATACCAGTTACCTACTAAGGAATTATATGGCAGAAAATAATATTATAGCAGGTGCAGGTGGTGGCTGTTTCAGACTCGGTACCAAAATTCAACAACCTAATGGCGTAAGCACAAGTATAGAAGAATTGAAAGTTGGTGATACTGTCTTATCTTTTGATGAGTACGGCAATATACACGAATCAAAAGTTATCGAAGTACATTATCACCAAGCGCCAGAACCCTTAACACGGGTACGCTTCTGGAGAGGTTACGTAGACATAACCCCAAACCACTGGGTACTAAATCAATACGAAGCGTTCGTAGAGATGGGCAGATTAGGTGAACATGACGCCCTAGTAGATGGTATGGGACACTTACGCCCTATTATCTCGGTAGAGAAGATAGAGCCAGAGCCAGTATGGAACCTAACAGTATTCCCTAACCATACCTTTATTGCTAATGGAATCAGAGTACATAATGGTGGCTTTAGAGAAAGATACCCAGTAGCAGGTTCTGGTGGTGGGGGCGGTGGTAAAGGTGGTGGTGGTGCTCGTGCCGCTATTGAGGATAAGGACAGCTTACGCTCAAAACAGTACGCACAGGTAGTAGACCTACTAAGTGAAGGCCCTATTGTGGGACTAGCCAATCCTTCAGATATTCTTAGTTGTATTTACTTAGATGGTACTCCTCTATCAGACTCAGGCTCTTTAAATTTCCAAGGGGTCACAGTAGTACAACGTACTGGTACACAGGACCAGACTTACGTTTCCGGAGTTAGTTCAGTAGATGTCGAAAAGCCAGTTAACGTAGAAATTAAACATGATACACCTATTGTAAGATCTATTACTAATCCAGATGTTGATGCAGTAAGACTAACATTAGGTATCCCTAGACTTACTAATCAAGACCCAAAAACAGGCGATATTCACGGTTCCGAGGTAGAATTTAAAATAGCTGTAAATGAGAATGGTGGGGGCTGGGTAGATCAAATTGTAGAGCAAGAAGGTATAGCATATACTATTGCTACTAATGGCCTTACTGCAACAGCTACCACATTTATTAAGGCTGTAACCGTAAGAATAAAATGGAAAGGCACAGCATTAGAAGATACTTCCGCTATACAGGCTAGATATGTAGGATTTAGGTATAAGAAAACCACAGATACAGTATGGACAGAGGCAATGCCAGTAATTACCACTACACCAGCCCTGTACTTATCTACTAGCCCAAGTTCACAGAGGATATTTGGTAGAAAAGAGTCCTCTCTCTTCTGGGGTGTATCAAAAGACAAGGAAGTAATAGACGTTGTTACAAAGTATGACACGTATGGTCAGCCACTTGTGTATACTACAAAAATAGTAAAAGAAGCCCCTACAGTAGAAAAAGAGTTTACTTTTGAATTACCAGAGTCTGCTGCATATAACTTCCAAGTTTATTATAAAACCACAGTAATACCTGCTGTGAGCGCTGGTACGGGCATTACCTATGCAGGTACTTTTACAATGACCTCATGTATGGGAGCTATAGAGTCCCCTAGAGCCATTATAAAAGGAAAGAGTTCCAGTAGGTATCAGAAAAGTTATAGGATACCTCTATATGGTAGTGGTCCTTGGGATATAAGAGTAACTAGAGTTACTCCAGATGCTACCACTTCTAATATCTCTAATGTTAGCTTCTGGGATAGCTATACAGAGATTATAGAAACCAAATTAAGATATCCTAACTCAGCGTATATTGCAGCTACCATAGATTCTGAACAGTTTCAGTCTATACCAACAAGAGGGTATGACATTAAAGGACTTATAGTAAAAGTACCAAATAACTATGATCCAGATACCCGTAAATACACTGGAATATGGGACGGTACTTTTAAGCTAGCCTGGACGGATAATCCAGCATGGTGTTTTTATGATCTATTAACAAATACTAGATATGGTATTGGTAGTTTCATTAATGAGTCCAACCTAGATTTTACAAAGTGGGAACTTTATAGTATAGCTAGATATTGTGATGCGGTAAGTGAAGTACCTGGAGCTACTTTTGGAGACTTCGTAGGAGTACCTGATGGTTATGGTGGTATAGAACCAAGATTTACTTGTAACCTATATCTACAAACCAGAGAAGAAGCCTATAAGGTACTAAATACCATGGCATCTATATTTAGAGGTATTATTTACTGGGCTAATGGTGCAGTAATTCCTGTTCAAGATGCTCCAAGTACTCCAGCAGCTCTATTCTCTCCAGCCAATGTTATTGGGGGCCAGTTTAGTTATCAAGGCACTAGCATACGCACTAGACATAATGTAGCCCTAGTTACATGGAATAATCCTAGTAATGGTTACACCCAGTCTATCGAGTATGTTGAAGATAGAGAAGGTATCCTAAATAGCACAGTAGGTGTTATTGAAACAGAGGTACTTGCAGTAGGATGTACTTCAAGAGGCCAAGCACATAGACTAGGAAAGTGGTTACTATACACTGAAAGATTAGAGTCCGAAACTATTACTTTTAAAACAGGTTTAGAAGGTCTAGTAGTTAGGCCTGGTGAAATTATTAATACTACAGACCCTGTAAGATCAGGTGTACGGCTAGGTGGTAGAATAGCATCATGCCCAAGTCTTAGTACAGTTGAATTGGATAGTTCAGTACCTATTGAGGTAGGATCAACCTATACCTTAATGATAGTGATGCCAGACGGTAGTATTAGTAGCAAATCTATAACTAATACACCCGGACTAAGTTATACAGTACTAAACCTATCAACCCCCCTATCTGAACAGCCAGTAGCTAATGCAATATGGGTATTATCTTCAAATAACCTAATACCAGAGACCTGGAGAATTATAGGAATCAAAGAGTCCGATGGAGTACACGCCGAAATCTCCGCAATCTCTCATAATCCTAGTAAATTTGCTTTTGTAGAGAACGATATTGATCTACAAGTACTTCCTACGTATAATACATCCCTTATTCCTAGCAGGCCTGAAGATGGAAGTATATACGATTCCATATATTTTAATGGTGGTAGTGTATGTACTAAGCTATTAGTATCTTGGGAGCCTAGTAACACAGCTTATAGATACTTTGTCAAGTATAAGAAAGCAGATAATAACTGGGTTGATATGGTGGAAACCTCTGTACCTAGTATAGATATTGAGAATGTATCCGATGGATTCCTATATACAGTACGCGTATACTCAGTAAATCCTCTTGGCGTAAGATCTACAGACTTCCTAGAGCTTTCGAGAACGGTATTGGGAAAAACAGTACCACCTACAGAGGTAGATACTTTTGTAAGTACTGTTGATAATGATAGAGTAGTGCTTACTTGGTCAGAGATAGCGGATATTGATAAGAGTGACTACGGGGTTAGTTCTACTACACCATGGGATACTGGTAATGTTATATGGACAGCATCTACTTCCATTACACTACCTCCAGCTACAGCCGGTACTCATACATATACTATTAAGTCAAGAGATACTACAGGAAATGTTTCAACAGACTATACTAGTACATCTTTCACAATATTAAGTCCACTACAGCCTACTCTTAGTAGTAGTATTTCAGCAGATACCTTACTAGTATCTTGGAATGACTGTAAGACTACTCATAATATTTCTAAGTACTTAATAAAAGTCGATATAGCAAATAATGGTTGGGATGCTCTGGCAGTTACATATGAGTCAGTAGGTACTAGCATATCTATACCAGTAACTTGGATAGGTAGCAGTACAAAAATATTGGTTAGGTCAGTAGATATAGCCGGTAACCAGTCTACTACCGCTTCTACAACAGTATCAGTAACCAATCCAACAGTAAACACTTTTACTAACATAAAACAGCTCGGCGAAGCAGTCCTTTCATGGACAAGTACGCCAGGTAGTTTAAGTATTAAAGAGTATGAAGTACGTTATGGATCATCGTGGGCCTCTTCACAATACATAACCAAAGTATCTGCTAATCAACTAAAATATGCTATTAATTGGGCTAGTACACAAACCTTCTGGATAAAAGCAATAGATGTGGCAGGTAATACAAGCACAGCGGTATCGCAGAGTATTACTATATCACCTCCTAGTGCTCCAACACTTTCTAAAACTTTTGAAGGAAATACAGTACGACTATCTTGGACAGACTGTTCTACTGATCTACCTATAGATTATTATGAAATCAAGAGGGGTGCAACGTGGGAAACAGCTGCAGACATAGGCAAAGCATATAGTAACTCTATGGCAATAGTAGTAGACTGGGACACTTCTGCAACGTTCTGGGTACGCGCTAAAGATATTAATGCTATAAATACTGCTGATAATTATGGCCCTATATCCTCATATGTTGTAACTATACTAGTGCCAGATGTGCCTATGTTATCCTATGAAATGGTTAACGGTCAATGTATATTATCATGGAATGAGGTGGCTCAAGCCTCCTTACCTATACAAGGCTATGAGGTAAGATACGGTGGTTCTTGGGAAGTTGGTGCTGTGCTGGGTATTACTCAGGATGGTACACTACAAACTCCAGCTAGTTGGACAGGGCCTAGAACCTTCTACTTAAACCTCTTTGATACTTCTGGTAAATATAGTACCGCTACATCAGCCACAGTAACACCTACAGTATATTCAGCGCCAACAGGACTATCACTAGTACAGAGTCTTACAGATTTAGTATTTAGTTGGCAGCCAGCTACTGGTGGCACAGCCCCTATAGATTACTATGAGATACGTTATGGTGGTTCATGGGAGTCCGGTGCTGTAGTAGGTAAGTCAAAGACTACTACCCTAACAGTACCAATCACGTGGGTAGGTTCTAGAACCTTCTGGGTTCACGCAGTAGATGTCTATGGGAAAATTGGCTCCGCCAGCAGCACTTCCTTTAGTATTACAGCACCGGGACTTTCTACTATCAGCAATACTATTGTGGGGGTTAAAGCACAGCTATCTTGGAATGTGCCTACATCTACTCTACCAATAGATCACTATATAATAAAAACTGGAAGCACTTGGGAGACCTCTACACTATTAACTAAGCAGACAGGTACTGACTACAGAATGTCCATAGACTGGGTAGGAAATAAAACAGTATGGGTAGTAGCAGTAGATGTTAATAATAATCTTGGAACACCTGGTAGTACCAATGTTCTAGTAAGCGTCCCACAGTCACCTAGTATATCAAGTACACTAAGTATTAGTAATTTTATACTTTCTTGGAATACTCCAATAGCAAGTTTACCTATTACAAACTATGAAGTACGATATGGAACCTCCTGGGCTTCAGGCACTTTATATGGAAGATCAAATACTAATACAATTAGTATTGAAGGGTCATGGCTAGGTAACAGAGAGTTCTGGGTATCAGCAATAGACATTAACGGAAATTATGGTACAGCTGGATCAGTAACCTTAAGTATCTTGGCCCCTCCAGAACCTCCGAATTACAGACAGGAAGTAGTAGATAATAATGTGCTATTATACTGGGGGTATCAGGAAGGTACTCTACCAATTCTAACATATCAGATACGTAAAGGTGCTAACTGGGCAACCTCTGAGCTAATTGGAGATAAGTCCGGCGGATTCACAACAATATTTGAAACTACCTCAGGTACTTTCACTTATTGGATCGCAGCAATAGATAGTGCTAGTAATTTAGGTACACCAACCTCACTATCCTGTACAGTAAATCAACCACCAGACTATGTTCTTAAAGCCAACTACGACTCTACTTTAGATGGTACAACTACTAATATATTTAAAGGAATGAATAGACTGGTACTTCCAGTTAGTTCTACTGAAAGCTTCCAGAATCACTTTACTTCTAGAGGATGGACAACTCCACAGAATCAGGTTGACGCACTGTATCCAATGTACGCTCAGCCTAATTTACGTCCAGCTACTTACGTAGAGCAGTTTGATTATGGCACTATATTAGCAGCAAATAAGATTACACTTACAGTAAACCAACAAAACGTAGTAGGTACTGTTGATATGATTCCTACAATATCAACATCTTCGGACGGTATTACATGGTCCGATTCAGTAGACGTACTACAAACCTTTGCTACTAACTTTAGGTACGTAAAAATATCTATAACGTGGAATGCGGCAGATGACAAGGCCTTAGCTGAGGTATTTGGCATTAACGTTAGACTGGACTCGAAACTAAAAACTACTACAGCAACTATTCCATGTATTGCGCCAGTTTCGGGTACTTATACCCAAGCAGGCACTTCCACAGTAACTGTAACAGCAACCGGTACTTGGACAGTGGGTCAGTTAGTACAGCTAGACTTTACTAGTGGTACAGCTACGGATGGTATCTTCTCAGTAGTTACGGGAGGTAGTGGATCGTTTACAGTAAATAGAGGAACCTCTGCAACTACTAGTGGTAATGTTACTGTGGATTCCACAGGTACACCATTAGCCTTAACAGAGGATAGGACTTTAACAGGGACTAAGTCTTTTATTGATGTAGATGCTATACAAGTAACAGCCGCAGGAACTACTCCTATAGTTGCAATGTATAACTTTGTTGATGCTCCTAACCCACTAAGTATGCAAGTACTTCTTTTTAATAATTCAGGAACTCGAGTATCTGGTACTGCGAGTGTAACTGTGAGAGGATTCTAAATGGCAGGTGATTTTAATAAACCGGCTTTAACAGATAACTATACAACGTTCGCTAGTGCTGTTCGAGAATTGTGTGCCGATATTGCGAAAGGGCTGGATCCAGCCCTTTCGTTAGGCACTTCAAATACTCCTACTAATACTATTAGATGGAATTCTGCAAACGGTTATTGGGAAAAATATAATGGTACTAGCTGGTTAGCACTAGCTAGTACTTATAATATAAGAACATCTTCATCAGATAAGTGGGCTACTGCTAGATCTATAACTTGGTCTGGTGATTTAACTGGCACAGCTGCGGCAAGTATTGATGGTAGTGCTAATATCACGCTTGCGGCAACTCTACCTGTAGTAAATAGTAATACTGGTACTTTTGGAGGTACTTCAACAGTACCTATAATTACAGTAAATGATAAAGGGCTAATAACTTCAGTTACTTCAGCCTCTTTAGGTACTATAGCTACTCAGGCAGCCTCAAATGTTAGTATTACTGGTGGCTCAATATCAGGTACTACTATTGTACTATCCAACTCCCCTACAGCTTCTCCTACTACGGAAGCACAGATGGAGTGGGATAGTGACAGTGAAGAGCTAAAAGTAGGTACAGGTAGTGGAACCGCAACATTTAGTTCTAATACTGGAAGTGCTACATTACAGAATAAGGTAATTGGTTCTGGGAGCTCCTATACAGGTACAGCCGTTGCAGTAGCTTATGGAGGTACTGGAGCAACAGATGCAGCAACCGCCAGAGCCAATCTAGGTCTTACAGCACTAGCAACGCAATCTCCTAGTTCGGTAGCTATTACTGGTGGTAGTATTGGTACCACTACTATAACTCTTAAGCAAGGTGCCTCAGCTGCTCCAACTGCCGAAGGTGCAATAGAATGGGATACAGATGATGATCTAATATCAGTAGGTAATGGTTCTGGTACTAAACAATTCGCACCACTTACTCCAACAAATCAAGTAATACAAACTAATCTAACTCTTTCTACAAACTGTACTTGGAATGGAAATGCAGTTCCAATTCTATATGGGGGTACAGGAGCATCATCAGCCTCGGGAGCTCTTAGTAATCTACTACCAGCAGGCGCAGTATCTGGGTATGTATTGAAGACAACAGGCCCCGGAGGTTACTATTGGGCGGCTGAGTCAGGCGCAGCTACTAACTTTGGCACCACAATTAACAGTACTCGTTCTACCTTTACAGCTACTGGAGGCCAGACCGTATTTAGTGGTCTTGGTACTTATGTTATTGGTACTAATCAAGTACGTGTGTACGTAAATGGCGTAAGGTTATATAGCTCAGACTATACTGAAACCTCTACTACATCAGTAACACTAGGACAGGCTTGTGTAGCGGGCGATAGCGTTATGATAGAGGTAGACGGTTATACCTCATATAACCCAGGTGCTGTAGATATTACATTAGCTGCTGCTGGTACTATATCCTCTACTAATGTACGAGATGCTCTATACGAGCTAGATACTGAAAAAGCTCCAACTAGTCATACACATACTGCAACAACGGTTACAGTAACTCCAGTAGGAAATATCGCAGCCACTACAGTACAGGCAGCTTTAGCGGAGTTAGACAGCGAAAAGGTTCAAATTAGTTCGTCTACTGGGGCAGCATATATACCTGCAGGAACTACGGGGCAACAACCAGGATCTCCTGTAGCAGGTATGCTAAGGTATAATACTAGTAATAATTCCTTTGAGGGGTATAGTACTGGATGGGGTTCTATTGGTGGCGGTGCTAAGGGCGGTGGTACTGATGACGTGTTCTATGAGAATAAGAAGAATGTAACAGCTAATTATTCTATAACAACTAATAAGAATGCAATGTCAGCAGGGCCTATAACTATTGATAATGGCTTTACGGTAACTATACCTGATGGCTCAGTATGGACGATTGTATAATATGGCAACAGTAATTAAAGGTACTCCAACTAATGCAGCTGGAGAGGCAGTAGTATTTAATGGTTCTTCAAGCCTACCTGGTGTAGATATAAAAAGATCCTTTACAACTCAACAAGCCCCTAAGTCGGGGGTTTTAACCGACGCTGCTACCATTAACTGGAACGCAGATACAAATGGACAAGTAGTAACGGTTACCTTAGCAGGTAACCGTACTATGGCTGCTCCAACCAATATTGTTCAGTATGCTTCATACATGATTCGTGTAACTCAAGACGCTACCGGTAGCCGTACTATTACTTGGAATGCTGCATATAAGTTTGGCACCGCCGGAGCACCCGTACTTACTACTACAGCAAACAAGACTGACTGGTTAAGTTTCATCGGCGGTTCCGGAAATACTTTAGAATACCTAGGAATCAGAAAGGATGCAGTTTAATGTTCTTTTCACCAATTATGGGAACAGTTCCAGGGTCTCAGACCTATTCTACTGCTGGGACATTTTCTTTCGCAGTTCCAGGGTACACTACCCTTTCAGTAGATGTGCAAGGTGGAGGTGGTGGTGTATACTATGGTGGGAACGGTGGAGTATCCTCATTCAACGGAACAGTTATAGGTAACGGTGGGACGCAAGGCACGACGTACAGTTTTATCTCTACTCCTGGTGCTGCTGCATCTGGAACTGCGTCAGGTGGCGACACGAACACGACTGGTGGAGGGGCTATGGGTGGTGCTGTAACTATATTCGACGAGCACAATGGTGACTCATTCGTTCCAGCATATCATCAAGGAGGCGGAAATGGCGGCCGTGCAGTTAAGGCATACACATCCGGACTAACTCCAGGTGCATCAGTTACGGTAGTCGTTGGAGCTGGTGGAACAGGGGCCGGAACTGGTTCCGTATCAATATCATGGACCTAGTAATGAAACATAAGGAAGTACTATGAGTACAGTAACAGCAGCAAAACATCAAATAGGTATATCGTCCAATGCTAACCATAACTTTGTGGTTGATGCAAGTACAGACGATGGAACTATGAAGATACGTAATGTGTCCGGAAGTACCACATACATGAATATAGATGGTACTGGACAAGTATCATTTCCTCAAGGCCTAACTGGTATGCCTGTAATACCTAGTACTACAGATAGTACTGGGCTATCTCTGTATAACGACGGGTACGATAATTTATACTGGATTGATAAGTATTTCCCACATAGAAAAGGCCTAACTTATTCAGGTATTCAGGTAATTAAGTGTGGTGGACTAAATATGCCACAAGCAGCTACCAGATACGCAGGAATATTAGGTACTGCAGCAGGACTATCATCCACTGATGTACCTTTATTTTATATACCTGAGGGTATGAGCATTACAGCCGGAAACCTGAGAGTATCAATTAATGCAGCAGTCGCCGTAGGGCAGTCCTTTACAGTTACTTTAGTACATAACGGAACTAGTGAACCGGCCCAGGGCTTACAAGTACCTTCTTTAGGAGATGTATTAAGCGTTACACTATCTGCGGGAAGTACGTATGGAGAAAATCTAGCAACATATGATTTTAACACCCATGTAGACCTAGGAAGGCCTGGAGGCTACCTATCAGTAAAAGTAGTTAGTAGTGCTACAACAGGTGCTACTACTGACTTTAAAATAACCTTTACTACTGCTGAAACTACAACAGGTTATGGCACTGGACACGTTACTTTCGGAAGTTCCGCAATAGGTACCGCAAACCATTACTTTGGAGAACACAACTCAGCCTCAGGAGCCGCTTTAATAGGATACTATAATGGGTATTTTGGTAAATACTATAAGTACCTAAATCTTTATGGGATACCTACTAGTGCGTATATGGGCGCTCCATACCCCTATCTACTAAATGCCAATCCTAGGGCCTATAGAAGGAATTTTGAGACCAATAAGTTTAGTACTGCTTTTAATTATGGAGAGGTACTAACAGCTCAGTCAGATGGGGCCACACCAGCGCCAGTAGGAGGAAGTACAATATTTACCTCAATGCCTCCAGGCAGCGTTGTTACCAATACACCTCTATGCCCCCTAGTATTTGCTAGAACAGGACATGCTCAAAATACTACAGCGTACTTGGGAGGTTTCGGTACTGGAACAGGCTCACTTGTAGAGTCTGAAGTATCTATACCTATGCCAACATGTTTTGTAAGTTGGCTATCCATATGTTTTGCAGCAGCTATACCTGCAGGACAGTCAATAACAGTAACAGTAAGAAAAAATGGTGTAGATACGGCATCTACAAAAGTATGTACAAGTCTAAATACTGCAGCAAATACATCTGTGGGGGGAGTTACAGTATATACTACATTTACTAATACTCAGGTAGCATTTAACTCAGGAGACCTATTATCAATAGCAGTAATATCTTCAGCAACTGCAGGTACTTCTAATATCTCGGCATCTGTATTGGTTGGAAAGAGTTCGCCATGATTAGTATAAAAATAGATACTACCCAACTAGAAGGAGAGATATAATGAGTATAACCCTAGCTCCGAGTGCCGATGGCACCTCCGCCAATCTTCAAATTGGCGGAGTAACAAAAGTAACAATAGACTCACAAGGTATCTCAGTAGGGGTAGCTAATAGGTCTAATGACTTTACTGCGCAGCAGAAAGCTTCTCCAATTACTGATAATGATCTTAACTTCTCACTAACTGCGGGTAACAACTTTAACTGTACATTTACTGGTGCTGGAACACTCACCTTTACGGGTATGGCTTCCGCAGCAGGGCAATCTGGTTGGATTAAGATAGTACAGTCTGGTAATGGTACAGTAAGTGCAGCAGCTAATACAAAGATTACATCTACTAATTTGAGCCGTTTAGGTTACGCTGGTACTTATATCTGTAGTTACTACTGTGATGGTACAGACGTATATGTATCCATAGGTACTTTCGCATGAGTATAATTTCATCATCTTGTAGTGATGCCCTTCTACCTGAGATTAGCAATAGTCTCAGGTTTAATGGTACTAGTAGTTATCTAAGTAGGACTTTTAGTACTCCTTCCAATCAGGACGTATGGACTCTGTCATTATG